CCGGATGTAAACGCGCTAATTCTTCGTAAAGTAGGAGAGACCCTCCGAGATAGTGTATTGGCTCAAATCCTATGGGCTATCGACACATTATCGCTTTCCGAATATTTCAAGCACACAACGTCCCCGATGGAAATTACATATCTCCCAACTGGGCAGAAAATCTTTTTTCGCGGTGCTGATAATCCACAAAAAATCAAATCTTTAAAACCGCAAAAGGGGTATGTTGGAATTGTATGGTATGAAGAACTCGACCAGTTTAATGGAATGGAAGAGATTCGGAATATCAACCAGTCAACCATGCGTGGAGGTAATCTGTTTTGGATTTTCTATAGCTATAACCCGCCTAAAAGTCGTGACAATTGGGTTAATGTTGAGAGGATTGAAAATCAACCCAATCGGTTGTTCCATCATAGCACATATTTAGACGTTCCCCGGGAATGGCTGGGGGACGCTTTCATTTTTGAAGCTGAAACGTTGAAAGCTAAAAAACCGGAAGCATACGAACACGAATATATGGGAGTAGCAACCGGGACTGGGGGTGCTGTATTTGATAATCTTCTTGAGCGGGAGATTACCGATACAGAAATTGAATCTTTTGACCGACTATATTATGGTGTAGACTTTGGGTTTGCTATTGACCCATTCGCTTGGATAAAAATGCACTATGACTCCAATCGCCGTGTATTGTACCTTTTAGACGAAATTTATCAACCCCGTTTGAGCAATACACGGGCCGCCGATATGATGAAGGAGCGGGGAACTGGACGTGTATTGGCTGACTGTGCGGAACCAAAAAGCATTGCTGAAATCGACTCTTTGGGTATCCGAATAGACCCGGCAAAAAAGGGGCCGGATAGTGTTGAGTATGGAATCAAATGGTTGCAGGATAGATTTGAAATTGTAATTGACAAATCCCGAACTCCAAATGCGTATAAAGAGTTCTCCCTTTATGAATACGCACAGAACAAAGACGGAGAGTTCATTTCTGCATTTCCAGACAAAAATAATCATGCAATTGACGCCGTTAGATATGGCCTATCGGAAGTTATGCACAACAACTCTGGATGGGGATTTGGGACAACAAAATTTTAGGAGGATGGTATTTTGCTTCAGATGTCTGTTGAAAATCTTGATGATATTAATTCAAATAATATCAGAACATTGCTTGATGTTGTGCGCCCTATATTAAATCATAGAAGGGCAATGTACGAAAGATACACCCGGAAAACCAATCCTATAGGTACAATGAGCGGGACGATAGACGAAAGCGGAAAAGAACGGGCTATCGTCGCCTTTGAATATTATATCGTCAATATGGTTCAGGGATATCTAGGGGGTAAAGCGCCTGTCTACAGCGTGCAGAAAGGTGATAAAATCGAATCGTATGTTAAGGATTATACCGATGCGATTGAGTATATACGTCGATATAACGATGATTCGGCTACCTACATAGAGCTGATTCACGATTACCTTATCACCTCGGCGGCTCATCTTTATGTATATGAAAATGAAGACAACGAAATCGTGTATACCCGTTTTGATTCCCGCCAGACGGTGGGAATTTTTGATTATTCCACTCCGCCGAATCAAATTGGTTGTATTCGTACATGGAGACAAAAGGACGTGGAAAATCAAGATATCGAGGTTATAGAACTTATTACCAGCAAGGAGAAAAAACAGTTTACCGGTAAGTACGGTGTATACTCGCAAGAAGATGAAGCGGAGGCGCTAATGTGGAATGACGTTCCATGTGTCACCTTTGAACACCCGGACGGAATTGCAGTGTTTGAGCCGGCTATTTCTTCAATCAATACCTATGAGCAGCTTGTCAATAACGTTAGAAATATGACTCAGTACAATGACGATGCCAAATTGGGAGTAACTGGTTATGCACCTGAAAACGCTGTTGGAACCGCTAAGAGGGAGGAAGAGGATGCTAGATTTCTAAAGGCTCCTGTACTTTTTATTGGAGCAGGTGGAAAAATAGAATGGATTCTGAAAAATGTGGACTATTCCGGCACTTTGTCCCTGCAGAAGTCAATTCACGATCTAATTACCATGTTGACAGGTGTGCCAAACATGACCGATGAGGCATTTTCAAACGCGGACAATGCCAGCGCTTTGGGATACAAGTTGTACGCATTAGACCAGTATTGTGCCACCAGCGACCGCGTATTCCGCAAAGGATACCTACGGCTTTGGGAAATTATCACCAACCGACTTAATCTGAAAGGCAGCGATTTCGATTTTCGCGACATTAACATCGTAATGCAACGGAATATTCCCACCGATAAGGATAAATCCATCAGCCGGGCCGCTGTGATGAAGTCGAGCGGATTATTTAGTGACCAGACTTGTATCAACGAATCTCAAGTGGAAGTAGACGCACAAGAAGAACTTGAGCGGCGGGACCAGGAAACAGAAAAAGACTACGAAACCATGATGAAACGGAATCAGCAGAACCCGCAGGAGGAACCGGACGATGACGGACAGGGAACAAATCCGTAGGTATTGGGAATTTGCCAATCAAAAGCAAGATGACCTATACAAAATCCTTAACGAGACTTTTTCTGAGCTGTCCGACGATATTCAAGCCATTATCGACCGCTTTATGCGGATAGAGCTGACCGGCAACCTGTCAAAGCGTGAGACGGAAACCCTCCACCGTAAAATCAGGCAATGGCGGGATGCCGGTTACAGCGACTCCTATCAGCTAAAACTATATATGCGCGATTTGGAAAACCGCAGCAGGATTAAGGGCCACGAGGCTCTTTTTTTGTATCTGTTTGCGGCGTTTGCCGGACGATACCGCGGGCTGATAAATGCGCAGCTTCCAATTCTTCAAGCTATCTCAAAAAATACCTTTGAGCGGGAGAGCGGAAAAAAGGGCGGGGTATCGGATAAAGACTTGCAATCTTTTCTTCAGAATTTACCGGACGGTACTGCCTATGAGGATCAAATGTTCGGATATGCCCAATACGGGGCGAAACGCACCGCCGACACAGCTAGGAACGCCAAACAGCGTGAAGCGCCCCTAGAAGCGGACAGCCCGGAAATGCAAAAGATCCTTAATGCAGAGAAAAACAGGCTCCTGAAACCGTCTCAGCGCAGCACAGGGCAGCCACAAGACTATCATGGATACCTAGACCTCGTAATGACCGCTGTTGTAGGATACAGTGCAATACGGGCCTTTCAATCCGTTGGCGCAGAAGAGTACATATTTGTTGCTGTAATGGACGGACGCACAACCGAAGCTTGTAAACACCTTAACCAGAAACGGTTTAAAGTGTCGGAAATGAAACTGGGTGTCAATGTCCCACCAATAACTGTGGATTGGAGAGGGCAGCCTATTCCGCATCCATGCAGGAGCATTATACAGGCCGCACCAAATTTGAAACCGAACCCAAAAGATGCTACAATTACCTTTGAGGAAAACAGCAATATTTTTGATGCTGAGAAAGATATTGCAGGTAAGAAAGTTGAGCATGGAATAGCCTTTGATTCTGACGGGAAAATACTGTTTCGGAAGAAAGGAGATTCCAACTACATCGCTTTAACCGATGACGAAAAAAGCATGTTAAAAGGATCCATATTTTCACACAATCACCCAGGGAACGGGCCTCTTTCACCGTCAGATTTATTTAATCTCTGGGCTTTCGATATGAAAGAAGTCAGGGCGGTAACAAAACACGGGGTATTTTCAGTCAAACAGCCCAAACAGTGGAAAGTGACGCCAAGTTCGAAAGAAGCAATGAAACGAGAATATCAATCCATGATTCCGAAATATTACGGCTCAATCTCCCGAAGGATGTCTGCTGGGGCACTGAATCCAGAACAGGCGGATTATCTGTTGCAGCGATTGATTATGCGCCGCATGTCAAGGCGTTACGGATTTACCATAAATTTAATTAGGTGGGATGAATAACGATGAAAAATAAGTATCTGGAAGAATACGATAAAGAAATGGAACAGAGCCCTGTGTTTGACGGGGACCCATACGAATATATGATATTCAGTTCCAATTGTATCAATTGCAAATATTGGGAAATGCATTCGGATGACTTGTACCAATGTAAAGCTTTTCCAGATGGAATCCCACCTGAAATTTGGACGGGTAAAGTTTCGCACGATAA